GAAGATAAGTTTGACGAACTAAAGAAAGAATACGAGAAACTTATTGAGGAATACAGATGGAACGATTTGGTTTACAAAGCCAAGTTTAGTTTTGAGCCTGTGATCGGAAAGATTTATCACCTTTACTATGGTACAGATGGAAATATTTTCTTATCTTTGATCCAACCAAATGAGTGGAACCGAGAACACATCGGATCCTTCAAGTATAACCACGACAATAAATGGATAAAACTATGAAACTAACTATCATATCAGACACACACGGAAAACATAAACACATTACAGGTGACTTACCTGGTGGTGATTTGTTATTACATGCCGGTGATTTAAGTTCTATGGGTTACGAACATGAAATCCGTGAGTTTGCCGCTTGGTATAACAAAATAGGTGACTATCACCACAAAGTATTCATTGCTGGTAATCACGATTGGGGTTTCCAAAATAACGTAGAGAAAGTAAAAGAGATTATTGGTTCATATGATACAATAACATACCTCCAAGATGATTGGGTTAATGTTGGGGATGGTGACCCACATGATGAAAATGTAAATACTGTGAAAATTTGGGGTAGTCCTTGGCAACCTGAGTTCTACAATTGGGCATTCAACTTACCACGAAATGGTGAGGAGTTGAAAGCGATTTGGGATATGATACCTGAAGACATTGATATCTTAATTACTCACGGTCCGGCTTGGGGTATCTTAGATGATGTTGAAGGTAACCGAAATTTCCATCTTGGTTGTGAGTTATTAGCGGAGAGAATCAAACAAATTAAACCAAAGATCCATATCTGTGGACACATCCATACTGGTTATGGACACTACTACGATGGACACACTCACCACTTCAACGCGGCTGTATTGAACGAAAGATATAATTACTCACATTTACCGTGGAATATTGAGTGGAACCCAATAACAAATGAAATACAATTTTTATAATGGAGAAAGCACATTTTATTGAGAACAAAGTATTCAGAGACAAACGAGGGACATTCAGTCCTTTAATGTTAGATAAACTTGATAAGAACTGGCTTCAGAGTAACATCAGTGTAAATCCCCGTAAATATACCTTACGGGGTCTACACTTCCAAAAGAATGAGTATGCTCAGGCCAAGTTAATTAAAGTGATCTCAGGGAAGATATTGGACTTTGTGATCGATATGAGAACCGTATCGGAGGATTACAATAAAGTATTCTTTTTTGAAATGAACGAGGGTGATGAGGTATACGTACCAAGATACTTTGCTCACGGTTTTATAACAACCGAAGAAAACTCGGTAGTTCAGTATTTGGTAGATAATGACTATAGTCCTGAACATGAAGGTGTTAAAGTATGGACCGATTATCCTGAAATTAAAAGTAAGATTAAAGAGATCCAACCTTTGTTTGGTGAAGAGTTAGTTGTTATTGCTGATAAAGATTTAATAAATAAATAAGGAGTTCATAGTATTTATAATAAAACACAACTATGAAAACTGATTTGAGAAAAGAATTGATCGAAGAATTGAAAAAAAGAAATCTTTTAGAACAAGAAGAAGATGAAGATCAAGACAAAAAAGATACTTCTGAAGAAAATGAAACCGAAGAGGGGTCAACAAATGAAGATTTTTGTGTAATGATCTGTCATTTATTACATTCTCAAACACAAGTTCACGTATTCCATTTAGGTACTAAATCTTATGCGGAACACAAAGCATTACAAGGATATTATGAAGGTGTTGACGCACTTACCGATGGTTTAGTAGAATCTTATCAAGGTAAGTACGGATTAATGAAAAACTACAAAAGTTTCAAAATGACTTCTTATAAAAATAAGAAACAAGTATTGTCGTACTTTACACAATTATTAAACATGATTGAAGAAAATAGAGAATCTGTAGACGACAGCTACATCCAAAATCAAATAGATACTGTTCAGGAGTTAATTTACTCTACGATGTATAAATTGAAGTTCTTGAGTTAAATACCGATTTCTTTATAATCGATAACCCACATATCTGATCCAGATCCATCACCTTTAAATGCCATAGGTTCGTATTCATCAACTTGAAAATCGTCAAGATCAATACGGGCAATTATTTTTGATTTAAATAGTGTGTCTGCTTGCTCATCAGTTAATATTGTTTCGTTAGGTAAATTACGAACATCAGGTGATATGGTTGCTACAATACCAGTAGATTTATCAAAAAATTTATCACTTGACTCTATTTCACCATCTCCATCACAATAGTTACAATCCATTTCACCATCTCCATCACAATTGTAACACATTAGAGAACCATCTCCATTACAGTCAGGACAACTTAATTCACCATCTCCACCACAAGTATAACAAGATTCGCCCTCTGAATCTTCACCTGATCCATTACAATCGGAACATTCAATAAGCCCGTTACCATCACATCTATCACAATCTTCATTACCGCTCCCATCACATCTATCACAATCTTCATTACCTTTACCCCTACATTCAGAGCATTCAATGGGTTTATGATCAAAATTGTCGTAATGAGTCACCTCCAAATAAGTGTAATTGTCTAACACATACTTAACAATCTCATCAAGATTTTTGTTCTCAGAATAAAGAGATACCATGAAAGATACGGCCCTTTTTGTATCGGGATCCATTCTACTAGTTAATAATTTAAGAATTTCATCATTGTAATTCGTAATCATGTTATGAACATCTTGTGGGGTTAAATTTCTATCCTGACCATATTCATCGATGATATGATTATATATTTGTTTGGTAAAAACCTTTAGTTTGCTTTCTGGAATTTTCACTATTTTGTTTTTTTAATAAATATTCTATTTTTAGTATATGGTTGAAGATATAGAAATAAATAAAAATTTGTTTTATTATATGGTAAGGCACTATCAAGTTTTCTTCCCAACCACTAATGTGTTTAATTCAGATTTACCACATTTAATGGTTGATGATAAGTTCTATCAAATAGAAGGTAATAGAAAATATATTCGACAAAGATTACGTAATTTAATAGAAGAGTCAAAACCTGAACTATTTCATAATAGAGATACTGAGGCAATAACAAATAAAACAATAAAAGAGTTCGTCAACTCGGCAAACAAAATAACAAAATAATGGCACATCCAATCTTACATTCAAAAAGTTCAGCCAAAAAGTTTGGTGGAAAGTGGGAAGATTACATACACATCCATAACTGGTTAGATGAAACTAAAGGATGGTATGGACATTCCTTACACAGAGCATTCAGACACCACAGTGAAGGTTTATTCGAACTCCAAGAAAAGTTCGGTGCCGAGTTTAAGAATAGTGATGGTAAAACCGTCTACACTCGTTATGTTGGAGAACAACATGTGAAAGAAGATTGTGATGGATATATACCATCGGCGTCTGATTGGATGAAAATATTATTGTCTGGTGAGAGACCATCTTGGGTTACAAGAAGTCAGAAGTTAGAGTTTGAAGATTAAACTATTTATTAATAAAATACTTTTATGAAATTAACTGATCAACAAATTAAAGATTTAAAAAAGTTTTCTTTAATTCTAAACTCCATGAACTTGGAAGATGGAGTACAATATAAATATAATTGCTACGATGATTGGGATCATGGTTTAGATGGACCAACTTACCGTGGGAGATCGGTATATGAAGTAGGTCAATTACCTCAATCAATAGACATTTTGTTTGACGATATCAAAAATGATTTTGATATTGATAACTTTTATAATGATTATTATGGAACCGCAAATGGTTCTTTGAATTTTGAGATTAATGCCGACAAAAAACAAATCATAATTACATATGATTTTTATGAAACAAAAACCGATGAAACTAAAATAGAACACACATTTCAGAATGTTGTGAATACAACATCACCGTGGTATCGAGAAGGAAGAGATAGAAAAGATAAATTATTGGTAAACCCAGAGTTTATTTCTGAGATGTTAAAAAAATATGGTGATATTGTTGAAATAACATATGAAGGATCAAGTGATAGTGGTTGGTTAAATGATGAGGTTGCATCATCAGATGGTGAAACATCTTTAGATGGTAGATTAGAAGATATTACATATGAATTACTTGATCTGTATCATTCAGGTTGGGAAATTAATGAAGGATCAAGCGGGACATTTGCCTACAACTTCCAAAATAAAACCGTGAGTGTTAACCACAATCAAAACTACGATGAAGAAATTGAGGAAAACTATATGACAATCGATTTCTAAAGTATTTATCATTAATGGAAAGTTTACTCAAAGAAGAAATATTAAGAATAACCGAGATGATGGAGATCCAAAATCCTAATGAATCGGATTATAGGGCTTGCCAAAGATTTTCGGGTAGTCCACAAAAAATGTTGGTGTGTAAAAAAATAATGTCTTTGAAAAGTTGGTTATTCAAAGATAGTGGTTTGGGTCTTATGAAAATTATAGACGAAAAAAAGAGTAATCTTGAAACAGATATTCCTGAAAATTTGAAAAAAAAATTTGTAGATGGTGCTAATTTTTTATACACAATTGGTAAAATAGATCAAAAAGAATTGGATAGATTTATTGACAGACATGTAAAGAAAAAAAAACAAGTTTATGTCGATGGTGAGTGGCAACCAATTAATAAATTAAATACTAACTATTATGATCTTGCGGAGTTATTAACCGATATGATATATAGGGGAGGAGATAAAGCAAAACCAACAATCCAACACATCATATCAGATCCTGAAAAAGGGTTATTAAAGCTCAAACCATATATTGTTAGATTGATTAATAATTATTTCGTAAACTCTGAAGAACTAAATGATTACACCAAAAACACTCTTGAAAATACTAGGGAGGGTGAAGCCGCTGAAGCTAAAGTTAAGGAAGTTTTAGAGGAGTTTGGTTTTAAAACTGAATACGAAGGTGGGAATGGTGATATGATCGACATGGTATATGGTACTGACTTAATCATGTCTTCACCTAAATACGGAACAAAAACAATCCAAGTAAAAAATAACGAAAAATCTTGGAATAGGAGTGATGAATACAAATATGTTGATTGGATTGTAATTGCGAACCCATTCACTATTTACAATAATAAAACGAGAGAAAAGGTTGAATTATGACAGAAGGTCAACTTTGGTTAACAAGAAGAATAGGTGAGGTTGTTGAATCGGTTGAACAAGCGGTAAATAATATTGACCCCACTGATTATAACGTATTTGAACATTTTTTAGTTGATGTTTATGATGAGGTTTTGAGTAAAATTTTTGATGGAAGTGCGACCGAAATACAATCCGATTCATTCAACGATAAATACTTAAGTGTATTTTCCGCAATGAAAGATACTTTCGATGATCAATTGAAAGAATATTTTTATAGTGTAAATCCTCGTGAAACTATAACTGAAAACTTCGATAGAATTTTAGATTTATATAATAAAAAGAAAAATAATATAGATCTAAAACCATCAGAGCAAACCATGATGAGAGCATTCCAAAAGTTTGTGAATCAAGGAGGTAATGCCGAAGAGTTTGTTTATAGTGACGAAGAAAGTTATGATATTGACGAAAGAGAAGGTGAAACATTTGAATATGATGGTTTTGAAATGCCGTTAGTCTACACATTTTCGGAAGAATTTGAGGAGAACAATGAAATCAATTATTTTGGTGAGGTAAAATTTGAAGATAATGAATTCTTGGGTGTAATTACAACAGATAAACGTGGATATATTACTGGTTATGATTTCTATAGTGTTTTAGACGAGGAAACAAGATTACAGGATATATTAAAAGACATGCAAATTGAAGATGAGGTTATGAATTTCTTTTCTGAAGAAGTGATACCAAGTTTAAGAAACCTAAACGAAGGTTTTATAACAGAATCAGATCTTCCTGTTAACAACATTGAAAAATTAAAAAAACAATGGAGAAATCAACTAAGACAAGGTAAACAAATTAGATTTGATAATGAAGAATTAGACTTTTGGGGTATCAATCGAAGAGTACCTAAAAGATATGCTCAAATAGCTTTCCAAGAATTGGTTGGAGACGAAAAGTTTACCGGTAAGTTCATCAATACATTATTAAATAAAACATTTTCAACAAAGGACTTTAGTGAAAAAATTGTAGGTGGTTATGATTTTGAATGGACAATAACTGAGGTTGAATATAGAGATTTTGATTTTTATTTATATGGTGCAACACTACCAGGTGGTACCGTTGCCCTGATGGACGGAAGAAATCTTTCTTTAGATGAAGCACTTGAAGATGAAGATTTGGGTTGGGAAATCCAATCGGAAATTGATGAGGTTGCTCAAGATTGTATGAACGAAATAATTTTACCTGTAACGGGTTATAATGTAGATGTATCATTAATAGTAAAATGAAAATAATAATAACCGAAGAACAAATGATGAGTTTAAGACTCAAAAGACGAGCAGTTGAACTTGAAAAAATTAGTGAAATAATCGAATATCAAACCGAGATCCAAGACCCATGCGACTTTGAAGACGAAGATGATTATGCCGACTTCTGTATTAATGAGGGTCTTAATTTCTATTATAATGATGAGGAACATTATGATTATGAAGAACCATCAGAAGAAATGGTTGATGTCAGAGACGAAGTTGAAGAATATTTAAATAAAAAATTCTACGATTATTTGGTGGAATTATACAATGATTCAGATTGCGAATGATGAAAATAGTATTAACAGAAAAACAAGCCGACAGAGTATTCAATAATAAGATTGAATGTGAAAAGTGCGAACACTCATGGAAAATGGAAAAAGATGATAGACACCCTTATTTGTGTCATGACTGTGGGTGGGACTCCAAGAAACAAGAATACGATAAAGAAAACTTATTTAAGTTTTGGAAGAACAAGTTAGAGAAAGAACCTCTTGATGAGAAATGGACTGAAAAATACAAAAAATCAATAAATTGTAATAACCCAAAAGGATTTAGTCAGAGAGCACACTGTCAGGGTAAAAATAAAAAATAAATTCATTATTACAACATGAAAGAAATTAAAAGTTATGTTATCAATCTTAAAAGGAGAACCGATAGATTAGATGAAATCAATCTTCCGTTTAACTATGAGATTTTTGAAGCGACTGATGGAAAAATTGAGTTTGCGGATTATCCGGTAAACCAACAGGGGTTTATGGGATGTTGGGATAGTCATCGAAGATTGTTCACCCAGGTTAAGAATAGTGATTTAGATATGGTCTTAGTTTTAGAAGATGATATTGAAGTTTGTGATGACTTTAACGACAAATTGTCAAAAGTGATGACCGAACTACCTGAAGATTGGGATTTACTTTATTTAGGTGGGTGGAATGTTGGTGATATTGAAAAATATTCTGAGTCTTTGAATTGGGCCAAAAAAGTTTACACAACTCATGCGTTTATCGTTAGAAATAAATTTTATGATACAATATTAGAAGGGATTAATTCGCGTGAGTGGAAGGTGGATATATTAATAAGTGATATTTTACCATTAGGAAACTGTTTTATCTGTGAACCAACATTGGCTTGGCAAAGAGAAGGTTTTAGTGATATTGTAAATCGAATTACTAATAATAATCATTTAAAATAATGTTAGGTAAAAAAAATAATAAAATATAAATAAATTATGAACGGAGATTTATATGACCCACACGCAATATATGAAGGAAACGAAATCCATCATACTGCAATTATTTACCCAAATGTGATTATGGGTAAAGGAAATAAAATTGGAGCGTATTCTGTTATAGGGTCTGATGGGGAAATACGAGGATGTAAAGATTTTAAAGGGGAGGTTGTTATTGGAGATAATAATGTTATATCAGAACTAGTTACGATACAAAGACCAAAAGATGTTGGTGCGAAAACAATTATTGGTTCTAATAACATTATAATGGCTCATTCTCATATCGGACACGACGTTAAAGTTGGTGATAATTGTGAAATATCAACATCATCAGTTATTGGTGGATATGTTGAGATAGGTGACAACTCTAAAATTAAACTGAACGTTACCATTCGTAATCGTAAAAAAATTGGTGAGAATTCTTTAATTGGAATGGGTTCTGTTGTTGTTAAAAATGTTGATAGTAACACAGTTGTGGTTGGTAATCCTGCTAAACCATTAATAAAAAATAAATAATGGTGGAGTGTTTATATCTTATAACAACTTATAATCGGTATGATAGTTTAATAGATCTATTAAATAGTATTTTAAAGTTAGACCACACTAAAAAAATAATAGTTGTTGATGATTGCTCTACAGACAATAGATATGAAAATTTAAAAGATTTTCATGAGGATGTTATATATTATAAAACTAAAGAAAATAATGGTAAAATTAATTACTGGAAAACGGTAAATTTATTATATCAAAAAGCAAAAGAAATTAATTTTAAATATGGTATTACATTACCTGATGATGTTAAATTAATCGATAATTTTGAATTAATTTTAGAAAAATATAAAGGTAATAAGGTAATTAGATTATTTACTCAAAAACCTGCCGGCACTCATAATTGGGGATATAAATATTGGGTCGATTGTGCATTTATCTCTAATAGAACATTTTTCGAAAGTTTAAATTTTACTGTGAACGAAATAGTGATTAAAGACGATTATAAAATATCCTCAGGAGTTGGTAGACAACTAACCGTAAGGTTGAATGAGTTGAAACATGAAGTAATTGATGTTGGATCTTTAGTTTACCATTTGGGTAACAATGACTCAAAAATGCATCCAAAATTAAGACTTGAACAACCTTTGTATGGTAAAGAATTTAACGGAGATATTGTAATATGTGGATTGGCAACAATAGAAAATAGAAAAGATAACTTAAAAATTGCCGTCAATTCCTTAATCAATCAAGTTGATAGGTTATATGTTTATCAAAATGGGTATAAAGAAAAACTTGATTTTTTAATTCACCCTAAAATAGAAATTATTAGTTCTTTAGATACTGGGATTGACATGGGGGATGCTGGTAAATTTTACACAATTGAAAAACATAAAAATTGTTATTATTTAAGTTGTGACGACGACATCATTTATCCAAATGACTATGTTAAAAATATGATAAATAACTTAAAAAAATATAATAATAAAGTTATTGTTACACATCATGGTAGAACGATGAAACCTAATGCAACATCGTACTATAATGATATTGAAAAAGGTTTTAGATGTTTAGATGAAATAACAGAAGAACAGACGATTGATTTCGGAGGAACTGGAGTTATGGGGATGTACGTCAATTCGGTTGTAGGGTTGAATTTTAACTGCTTTAAATCACCAAATATGGGGGATATATGGGTTGGAAAATATGCTAAAGAAAATAAAATCCCAATAGTAATTTTACCGCATAAAGAAAATTGGATTAGTACCTCTATGGCATTAACTAAGACCGACACTATCTCGAGACGATATAGATCTAACCACGAAATTCAAAATACCGTAATGATTGAAACAAATACCAATAAAAAATATAAAGTTGTCGTTTTAACTTGCACTTGGAAAAGACCCGAAATAACGGAGATATTCGTCAATAATCTATTAACAACACAAAAAAAAACAAAAGGAATTTTCGAATATACTAACATTGTTATAGATAGTGAAAATAGTAACTTTGACGTGTTCAAAAACAGGAGAGAGGAATTTGATTACCACAATTACCCAAATAACCCAATTTCAAATAAATGGAATTATGGGGTTACTTTAACGAAAAATATCGATTTTGATTATATATTATTTTTAGGTTCAGACGATGTTATCGATCAGAATGTTATGTTGGAATATCACAATAATATGAAAGAAAGTTATGATTTTATAGGGATTATTGACATGTATGTTTTTAATACTATAGATAATCAATTATATTATTGGGATGGTTATAAAGAAAATACGGGTAGAAAAGGGGAAACAATTGGACTTGGTAGGTGTCTTTCTAAAAAAGTAATTGAGAAATTAAATTACACACCTTGGATGATGAATATTAATAAAAGTTTAGATAAAACGTTAAATAATAATATAAAGAAAATTGATAATTTAACGATTAGTAAAATTAAACTCACTGATTTTAATGGTTTTTCGTGTGACATTAAAAGTAATATTAATATTACAAAATTGACGGATTATACCGATCTAATAAAGGTGAATGATGAAAATATTAAAAAATTAAGTTTTGATATTAGTAAATTAAAATTATCATCACCGGTTAAAAAAATAATTTTTGAAAAACCTAAAGAAGAACCGATAGTAATTAAATCGACTATTGAAAAAACTGAAAAGATGATTAACTACGAAAAAGTAAATCAAATCTTTAATAAAACACCAACTCATGTTGCGGTGAAACCAAAAAATCTTGGAGGTAATTCTTCTTTAAAGACAAACGCTTCGGTTTTACAAAAACTTAATAAGACTAGGGGTAGAAGATGAGTTTATCAATTATAATACCTACGTTTGACTCAATAGATTTTTTTGAGGAGTTATTTAATTCAATTAGTAATAACAAATATGATGATGAGTTTGAAGTGTTGATCGGAATTGATAATTGTGAAAAAACTTTAGAATACGTTAAAACTAAAGAATTCCCAAAGAACTACTTTTTTTATTATTTTACTGAAAACGGTGGGCCATATATTATTAAGAACACATTAGCTGAACAATCAAAATACGATAAAATATTTTTCTTCGATTCTGATGATATAATGTTAGAAACCCTAATAGATGAGATTGACAATAGTTTAGATAAATATGATTGCGTAAAACCCAAGTTCCTTAACTTCAAGGACAACAAAGGACAAAGGAATTTCAGTAATGACGGTGCATTATATGGTGAGGGTGTGTTTGGGATTAAGAAAGATTTATTTTTGAATATGAATGGATTTGAGGGATGGAAAGTTGCGGCGGACTCTGATTTCATGGGTAGAATATATAAATTCAAAAGGAAGATAAATTTAACATCTGAAGTCTTATTCCACAGGAGATTACACAATAATAGTTTGACAAGAAGAAAAGATACTGGTTATGCGTCACAAATGAGGGCAAATTTCTTTAAGATTAGTAAAAACAAAAAAGGTGGTGTGATCTTAGATGAAATGAAAAAAGGTGATTACCAGGTCTTAGATATCCAAACAAACACTTTATCTCAATCGATAATACAAACTCAAACGGAAGAAATTAATTTAGAAAGGGAGTTAAAAGAAAAAAAACATAAGTTATTGGAATCAATATTTAGTGATAAACCAAGACCTGTTAATGAAACTAAACAACCAAAAACAATTGACTACACACAAGTTAATAAAACTACAAATCATCAAACTAGTAAAGTATTAACTACAGCACTAAAGAAAGCTAAGTTAGAAAATCTTAATAGAAATTTTGGCAGAAGGTAATATTTTGTTATCTTTGTCATATGAAACACAGATATAAAATAGGTAATTGTATCAAAGACAAAGACACAAAGTTCATCAAAAAACTTTTAAAGAAAAAACCAATATCAATTGACGGAAGATTTTGGAAAGATAATGACTGTGTTATTACAATCTCAAATATCAGAAAATACGAAACTGTTTCTTGGAGAGGAAATACAAAACAATTTTGTTATGAAGTAGATGTTGTTGTCAAAATGAACCTAAGTTTCTATACTCAAGCAAATTCACGACGTAAAAATGATAGAATTCGTAGATACCATAACGAACTACAATTAAGAGACGAATTGGTTTACTTCAATATCATAGACTTCCAAGTCAGTAAAGTTACTTTCGAAAAATAATTTCATATATTTATTAATATGAAATTATCTATTCGAGAAGATCAATATAAAGTAATAAAGTCCTATACCGACCACCAACAAATATTGGATGAGGTTGTTTTTAAACTTTCAGTATTAACTGAGGATGAAGAAAGAGAACCTGATATGGAGTGGGATTTCACAAATGTGAAAGATGAGATTGATCTTTCTAAAATTTGGGTTAAAACAAAAGAAGATGTTAAACAATACATCGAAACTCTTAAAGAAAAAATAAAAAAACTACCTGAAGATCTAAAAAGAAAGATTATGAGGTACGTTATGTATTCATTCTTAGGGATAGTATCTTTAAATCAGATCCAAAACTTTTTAGAACCACAATTACAAACTGCAGTTAAAACTGAAAAAGAAACGATTAAAAAACTTGAACAACCAAGGATTAGAAAATCTTCAAAAGAACTTTTAGATCATTTAAGATGGGAAGAAGGATCAATCGTAGATAAAGGAGAACCTGCATTAATTGCTTATGATCTTGGTGACGGTGCGTATACAATTGGTTACGGACACGCAATACAAAAAGGAGAAAGAGAAGGATATGATTTTTTACCTAATTACGAAAAAATTAAACCAGGTAAGACAAGAATCACACCAAAACAAGCTGAAATATTGTTCAGAGACGATATTAAAATTGCTGAGGAGATTGTAAATGAAATATTAAATGATTGGGAAAAACAAGGTATCACACCAAACCTTACTCAAGGAATGTATAACACTTTAATTTCTATGACTTACAACATGGGAAGAAATATCAGAACAAAGAAATTTTTACAATCAATTAAAAGAGGTGACTTTGAAGAGGCGAGAGAATTGATCTTACAAACAACTAGCTCATTGTTTGATGACTTTCCTGGTTTAAAATCTCGTAGAGAGAAAGAAGCAAAAATGTTTGTATGATGGATAATGAAACAACATTAAAACTCTTCAGAAAGTTTGCGGGGGATCCTCTTAATATTCACGGATTACTTGTCACACCTATTGAAAGTGGAGTCCTCACCAAAAAATTCGGAGGAATGAATATTACCGCCATGTATTTTAAAGTGACAAATCCAAATGATGTGTCATATTTTTCACCAATAGTTGAAGATTATATTTACGATGAAACAGAAGACTTTGAGGGATTGGTAAATAAAAAAATAGAGGTTTATTTTGTTCCAAGTTTTAAAACAGGTATGTATATTAATGAAGAATTAAGATCAAAAATACAAAAAGTATTTAATTCGGTTAAGGTTATTGAGTTCACAACAGGAACTCCTTTTATTGGTTATGAAAGATACAAATTGTTTATTGAATCAGTTGGACTTTCAATTGGAGGATGGGACAGTGAAAGTTATTACATATTAAATAATGTAAAAATAAAATCGGCATATAAAAATGGTGAACCTTGCGATATCACAGAAGCGCAAGACGAGTACACCGAAGTATTTTTACCTGATCAAGATAGTTATTGGGAAACTGAAAATTTATATAGAAAAATTGATTCCATTTTAAATGAATATCCCCTCTTTGTGGATCAATACACTAATGTTGCAAGTTACTATGATACCAGGTTTGTGGGGTAGTTAGTGTTACGATAATATTAACAATCTTTAACCTTACGCTAAACATCACATGAAGTACTGATTTATACATTTATACCAACTATCTATTGGTAAATAAAAATATAAATCATAATTTA